GGTAATGATCAAACAAGATTGATGCTTGCAACATCTAAAGAAAATGCTGCTGCTGGTATCTACATCTATGCATCTGAGACAGATAGTATAGACAAGGATGTTGAGATTGATCTTTATCAGTTTGTAATTGATGATTCATATGATCTACACAACTACAAAGCATCACTAACGAATACAGTCAATGCTGGTATCATGACTGATGTGGCACACATCTTTGATATACCATCTAACTCAACCACAGCTCAGAAAGCATTTATTAGAGCAATTGAAGGTGGTGTTCTACCTCTAGTATCAACAGCATATGCTAATGATCCACAGGTTGCAGTCACAAATAGTGCTGATGCAAACTTTGGTAGAATAAATCCTAAAGTAGAATTCTTTACTCGTTATCAGAACAACAAAGTTGTTACATTACATAAGACAAAGGCAGATGCAATCAACAATGTAAATCCAATTACATTTGGTGCAGGACAGACTGGTGTTGTGTTCAATCTATTCGCTAACAAACGTCGTTCACCAATGCAGTATGATCCTACTTTTGCTAGTGCTGCATCACCAGAGGGTAAATGGTTTATTAGTTGTGTTGATGAAGTAACTGGTGCACTAAGCACTCCTGTAGATAACATCTTCTGGAGATTAGGTAAGGATGATTATGCAGATAGACAGAGATCTACTGATATGTGGTATCAACGTCTTACAGATAATCGTGATAAGGATGACAGAACATACAAACTTCGTATGGTCATTCCTAAGTATCTTGAGAATGCAAGAGATCCAATCAATGGATTTGTAATAAAGACAAGGACTGACGATACTCGTAAGTTAGTTCCTCAGAAGATATTATTGAAACCAGTGACTGGTACAGTGTATGGTGCTCGTTTTGAGAACCCAGTCAATGCTGGTGAAAATATTGGTGATACAACTGGAACTTACGATCCATATAAGAGAGACACTACAGGCACAGGAATTGAGTATCGTGCCATGGCAAAATTTGCATCAGGTGTTCAAGCAACAATTCAGTCTGGACGTAAAGTTAAAGATATCTTAGATGATAGTATAGAGTATACAGAGTTGACAGTCTTTGATCATGGAATTGATACTCAAAACTTCCCTGGCTTGAGAAATGAGATATTTACTACAGTTAAAATTACTGCTCCACAAGGTGGTATTTTTGTAACCAGTAAGGTAGATAACACTGCGAGTGCAACTAATGCAGTTTCATTTGCTGGTAACTCATCAGGTCTTGCAAATATTCATGCCTACTACACAGTAAATGGTGATCACTACATTATAATCAAGAATATTAGATCTGGTACATTAGAGTACAGTGAGTTTGCAAACACAAGATTTACTCAAGGCACAGTCTTTGCTGACATGCTAGAGGATCAGGATATGGGCAAATCACTACCTCTTAAGACCCAAATCGCAAAAAATAATCCCCAGTTTTTCTACAAGCAAAACGGTGCGAATGTTTATACAATCACACCTGGCGATAGAATACAAGATGGTGCTGGTGTTGAATACTATGTTGATAGTGTTGAGGATGTTGGTGTTATTGAAGATACATTCTACATCTTTGGATACGAGACATTACAGAGACGTATCTCAGGTCAGCAGGATGGTGTTTACTATCTAACTGCACTTCGTGGTAATATTTCTCCATTCCCAACTGGTGCTGGAATTACTAATAACTTCAAGAAGTTTAAATTCTCACAACCAGTCAGCAAATTATATCCTCTAAACTATAGAAATGATCCCCTTTGGTTTAACAACTCTGGTACATCAGCATTAGAGAAAGATTACTACAAGGGATTGATAGATCCACCACCAACATTCTCTGCTGCTGACAACTATACACATGGTCTTGTATATGTTAATGACTTTAAAGGATCAACAACCAGAGAGATGGTTCAAGATCTTACAGAGCAACCAGCATTCTTGACAAATACTTATGACATCAAGGCACAGGTAGGTAATGCTACATCTGGATCAGAGGATCGTTTGATTCCTATTGGTGGTAGTGGTGATGTATCAATATCAGATACAAGATATTATGTTGAACTGAGACGACCATCTATTGCAAGAGCAGGAAACCACACATTTGAATATCTCGGTTATGGTCCTGGTAACTATAGTACAGGTCTACCAATTAGACAGGAAATCGTTCTAACACCTGATGAAGATTTCTATGCACAGTCTAAGAAACAGGATGCTGGTATAGTATTCTACACTGGTATCAACTCACAAGGTGACTTGTACATTGGTAACAGAAGGATCAACGCTATCACTGGTGAGGAGACATTCATAGATGCTGCTGTATTGGCAGATGATGGTGATGAGGACGATACAATAGGAGGATTAGTTACTACATTTGATACTCCTGTAACATTCAACCAGAATATTACAGTTGTTGGTGGTAACGGTGAGTTAGTAAGTAACTTTGAATCACCTGTAATTGTAAATGTACAAGATCCTGATCTAGTACAGTCAAGACATGCATTTATCATCCGTTCAAATGTAAAATCTGTTGATCCAGTTACAGGAGAGGAACAAGATCAAGGATTAGATAGAGGTGCATTCTCACCACTTAATGGAGATATTGTTCTCAGTAAGAATAGAATACAATCTGCTATATTCCAATTTAATGCTAGAGGAAAAGGACAGAGATACCTATTCCAAACTCACACTTCTGGTGGTATTGCTTCTAACATAACACCAGATAATTCAGCATCAATTAATTATGTTGCTGGTGTGAACATTGGTGGATCTCAAATAGATGTTTCACAAACAACTAATTATGGTAACGTACCTGTTCAACCTGGCGATGTATTACTTAAAGGAGTTGAGGTAGGTAAGAGTGGTTCTCTTGGTTGGATCTTCTCAAACTACTTCTCACAAATTCCTAGTGATACTATTAACACTCCTCAGAGTGCAATCATTGACAATATCGTATTTGATGGAACAAATGTTGTTAAGTTAGAATTTAAAAACTTCCAAACTGGTGTTGCTGTTAAAAATAGTGAGATTGGAATCACGAGTGGATCGCAAATTAGAATTAAGAACTTTGATTATGATCCTAGATTAAATCTAACATGGCAAGTATATAGTAAACCTGGCGATCCATTCTCACCAGACAATAACTACGTTCATTTCCAAGTTATTGATCAGATTCCACAGGCAACAGAGGCATGGGAAGGAGTAATCGTTGATGAAAATGGTACAGAATTAAATCCTCAACCTTCTATAGAGTTCTCCAACTCTAGTTTCAAGGAAGTTGGTGTTCTAGGTGCAGAAGTAATTAGAACTGATACTGAGACTATTGGTGATTATAAGTTAGGTATTAACACAGTTGCAAGATCACCACATAGTGCATATCAAAATGCATTTGTAAGCACAGAGACTGATCCTCGTGCAAACCTTGACGTTGTTGGTAATGTATTCATTAGTGGTAGAACAACTGCTGATTACCTAGAGCATACTGATTATCAATCTCGTGATAAGACTGCTATTAATAATGCACTCATGATTGGTGGTGATAGTCTATTCCCAGATCTAAGTGTTGCAACACTTCGTGTTGCTACTACAAATAATGGTCGTGTTGGTATCAATGTAGACAACTCACAATTAGATAGAGCACTTGTTGTTAATGGTCTATCCAGATTCACTGATGATGCTAGATTTGAGCATGACATTGAAGTCAACGGTGACGACGGTGTAATTGCTGAGATTAGAACATCACAGACAACAGGTACATTCAATCTAATTGATGATACCACATTCATTGGTACATTGAATATAGGTAGTCAGGTTACAACTGCATACTTATTCAATGATAGCACAGCAGATCAATTCATACATATTGGTCGTTCATCTGAGCATAGTAACATATGGTTAGGTGTAACACCTGACAGCACTGGTGCAAATATTTCTAAGGTAGAGATTGGTGGTGCATTTGCTAACACTAACGAAGACTTATCATACACCAAGATTAAGACTAGAAACTTGAGAATTGATGGTGATGCATGGTTAGGATTCCGTAAGGGAATTGGTGAGACTGTATCACTTAAGTCACAAGCATCACAAGTTGACTTCTTCTCTAATACTGGTGGTCCTTCAATCATCAACTTTGCTACTAATGCATCTGAAATTAACATTGCTGGTCAGGGTGGTACAACTACTATCAACAACCAGTTAGAAGTTATTGCATCTGCTAAGTTCAATGGTGATGTACATATGTGTGGTGGTGTTGCATCATTCGCATTTACTGGTGGAAGAGCACAGTTAGGAACAGATATAACTGCACACGAAGATGGTATAATATCTCAGTCACTATTCAATAAGAATATTGATATCTTGAATGTTCTTGTTAAAGGAACAAACGAAGAGGGATACAACCAAGTTGATACTGCTGGTGCAGGACAATGGGGTGGAGCATCATATCAGGATTCAGTCAATACTGGTGGATCAGTTGAACCTATAGTTCTACCAACATTAACTGGTGATGAGTTCTACTTACCACTTAAGTTACAACCAGTCAAAGCAAATGGTGATCCATATTTTGGAACCAGTGACTATATCATAATTGACAGTGCAGTCGTTGGTACAGGATCATCAGCAACAGGTCATCCTGAGATTCTACAGATTACAGAACTTACAAGGATCAACGAAGCACCATACTACATTAAGGTTAAGAGACGTCCATTCGGTGCATTTGGTGGTGTATTAGATAATCATGCTGACACTACACCAATATACAAGGTTAACGTACAGTTTGATGCTACATGGACAGAGCAAGCACTTGACAATGATACCAGTGCAACTGATCCAGTATATCTCTCAGAGTTTGGTGGTAGTCTAACAAACAATGATTATGTTATTGTTGACAGAGATGACTCACCAAAAGTTCCAGAATATATCAAGGTTATTACACCTCTTGCTCAACAGAAACAGAAGTTTAGAATTTCTAATTGTGCTGATCCAGATGAGGATGTATTCATAGTTGATTCTGTAACTGGTGAAGTTACAATTGGTAATCCAAATATACCTGGTTCAGTTCTAACAATCAATTCATCACTTGATATGGATGGTGGTTGTGGAACATTGAGTTCTATACAATTTACAGGTGATGCAGCAGCACAGTCAAATGTAATCACAAATGTAAATGTTACATCTGCTGGTAAAACAATTGATGACATTAAGAGAGGAGATGTAGTTGCTGTCACAACTGATTCAAGTCAACTTAAAATGTTCCAAGACACATATGTTGACTTCGTATTTGGTGGTGCTATTTACTTAAGTAGAACAATAATTGGATCCTCAATTGCAAGTGGAGTTCAGTTCAAAGCTGATAGAAATGAAAGCTTTACCATTAATGATGGTAATAATAATGCTACATTTGATGTTGATTCATGCACAGGCACAACAACTATTGGTACACATGCTGGTAGATTTGATCTCAACTTAGCATGGTCAAGTGCTGCTGGTATTCTTACAAATGCTAATTTACCATCAGCATTGACTGCAGATGACATTGTAGCATATGGTTATTACGCAGATCCAACAACAATACAATCAAATGGTGCTCAATCAACAATAGCAGGATCAACATCAACTGGTGGTAGTGCTACTTTATTGAACATCCCAGTTCAACAACTTGGAGAAGGAAATGGTGCATTTGCACCTGGCGATCTAATCGCTGTAGGACCTCTATCATCATTCACTGGTTCTACTGGTCAAATTGAAATATTGAAGATTGATAATATTGTACCAAGTTCAAACATAATTGTTGCACTTAGAGAACAAGAAGGAACAGTCGCAATGAGTCATGGTGTTGGTGATGCTGTCAGAAGAATCATCAAGAATGAAATACCATCTCTTGTAAATGATGCTCAAATTAGACAAAGATTATCAGCAGGAGTTCCAACTGATTATCTATCTGTGATATTAGAGAGAGGATTTATCTCACAAACTAAACTAGATTACAAACAGTGGATAAGATTTAGTAACACATCTACTGGTGTTGAGATACTAACTCATGTAAATGGTAGGTTATATGGTAAGAACCATACTACTCTGATGGATGAGCAACTTGGTGATGGTGCTAAGTCATACAGAAATGGAAGTTTAACTGTTACAGATAACCTAACTTTAGAGGGTGGTAACTTCACCATCTTTGATAGTGTCAAACAGACAAAACTATTCCAGTTTATCAATGATGACGGACATGCTGATCACTCAGGTTTAATTCAGTGGGATGCTGGTGTGATAGCAAGAGGAGACTTCTACTTATATCCATCAACTTGCCCAGAAAACGTCCTTACAACTCTATCATGTGAACCATCGTTCTCAGTTGATAACTTAGGTAATGTAACTGCTCAAAAAACATTGACAGTTACAGGTATTGCAACATCAACTCCAACAACAGATGATGTATTCTCAATACAAAATCTTGGAATTGGTGGTGGTAGTGAATATACTATCAAGCAAGATCGTTCAATTGATGCATTTGGCTTACAAAATTATACTACATCAACTGGTGCAAGACATACTAGATACTTATCTGGAACATCACCAGAGGCAGATCTACAGTTGATTGCCAATATTGTGTATATGGTGAACGTACAGGCAACACAAACATTAATTGTTACATTGCCAGCAGCACCAAATACAGGTGATATTGTTAGAATGATTGATGTAGGTGGTAATTTGAGATATGATACAACATTAGTGGTTAGAACTCCTGAGACTAGTGGAACACCAATACAAGGTGACTCAGTTGGAACACTATTTGGAGATAGATTAACTCCATATCCATCTGGTGAACTTGTAGTTCAGACTCCTAACGCAGGATTCGCATTAATATATCTTGGTGCACAAGATAGTAATGATCAAATCGGTATTCCAACTAGCGTACAAGGTTGGTGGTTAATGGAGGTATAATAGATGGCGAATTACAACAGACTGAAGGCACAGAAAGCCAGTCCTATTGGCACAATTATGCCATGGACTGGTAGTACGAGTCAGAGTGCTCTAGCTCCAGATGCTATACCAAAGGGTTGGATAGTATTAAATGGTGATCAATTAAAAGCAAAAGAATATCCTCTATTAGCACAAATATTAGGTAATGAATACGGTCCTTTTACAGAACCAGGTCAACCATTTGTTGGTATATCAAATTCATATCCAAACTATACTGATGATGATGTTTTTAATTTACCAACATTGAGTCAGCAAGCATTGATAGATCTGGAAGGTAATCAGTTGAGTCCACAAGATCAAGCAGCTGTTGGAACATATATTTCTGATAATGGATATGAGGGAACTCAACCATTAACTAACGTATTATCCTACATTGATATAAATTTTTCTGTAGAGGTAGAAGGAGAATTATCTGGAAAAATTAGAGGATTATCATTTGAAGAACCATCATTCTTTGACACTATTAGAACAATACCACGAAAATTAGGTATTGAGCATACTGCAGCACATACACATCCAAGACCACCAGGTGAGTTTTATCCATCGGTAGAAATTACTGGTACATATGTAGGATTATTTGAGGCTGGAAGAGCTGACTACCAAGACAGTGAGTATGTTACTGTTTCTGATGCAGGATTAACATCTGACGAACCAAGTGCAGATAGATTTGTTTCTGGAACAATTTCATGGACACCATATGACCCTAATTCTAATACTCTTCCAGATATGAACACTTTTCGTCATTTTGGTGATGCTCCAGATTTAGTACCAATTATTCCAACAACTGCTCGTCAAGTTGCTGCCTATGGATTAACAGGTGGTGCTACTGGATATCTGGATGATAACTCATGTATAAAGGAAAAACAACAGCAAGCAGTCACTGCTCCATTTCCACCACCTGGCACATACTTAGGACAAAGAAACTATTATATATCTGATCAAGTTCCATTGGCAAGGAGAAGTGATGGATCAACACCACCAACAACTGATGAAGCAGATTATTATGATGTTCCTCCAGAAGCAGCAGGAAGAGATTTTCCATATCCTACCACAATAAATCATAATGGTGATGCATTTACATCTAGTGCAATGGGATCTCATCAACATTTTACAATTGATATATCAATGACCCAAGGACAGATGAATTTACCTAACACTATACTCATAAATAATATGACTACTGGTAACATACAACCAATAGACGTAGACAGAGGATTAAGTGTGCAGATTAATCCAAATACACCATCATTAGTCGTATTGTATATTATCCGAGCTTACTAATGCCAGTACTATACTCAAAAGAAAAAGGAAAATTAGGAACATTGACTGGATCAATTATTAATTGGTCTAAGCAATTAACTTCTAATGATCCAGAAGATCCTGTTTTATATGAGACTCTTCCTGCTGGTTATTTAAGATGTGATGGTAAGGTTTATCAGGCAGAGGTATTTCCAGAACTCGCTACGATATTAGGAACAGGTGTAAATTGTAGATATAAAAAACCAGATACAACATTACTTGACAATCAATTTCAAGTTCCAGATCTTGGTGCTAAAAGCACTAGAGCATCTAATTCAGCAAACCTTGGAGATTATCAAGACACTTATCTGTTCAACGATGCTAATCAAGAAATAACTAAAGCTGGTGTAGGGTTAGAAGTACAAAGTAATATAGGATCAACATTTGAGGTACAATATCAAGGTAATTTTTTCTTACCATCACAAACTCTAGAGATTACGGGACAACCAGGTTTTGTGAGAGCTACTGGTAACTACACAGAGGAAACTGATGTTTTACATACAGCATTTCAACCACATGCTCACTTCCATGATGGTAAAAGATCAAGAATAAAAGCTGGTAATGGAAATGAATTTGGTTTATTTGGTAGAAACTCTAATATTAGTAAATCTACCTTGTGTATTATACCATGGGTAAACAATACATTCCAACCACTATGTCAAGCAAGAGCAACAGTTCCTGCTGCTGCTGGTATAGTAAGAACTTATGAAGCTGGTTGTTTCCCATTCGGTGGTACTCAAAGAAGAACTTACTGGGGTGGTTGTTGGGGTGGTTGTCAATTTACAGAAACTAACCAGTGTTTAATACCAGCAGATATTCCACAAAGATATGGTGGTGATGGATTTGTAGGATCACAGGGAACTGGTGGTATGTCAAATGCTGTCGCAGAATATCTTGGAAATACAGTTGATACCAGTGGAGGTAGTGCAGCAGACTACTTACCTAGTGGTAGTATTGGACAAGGAACTCCTGGTGATACAACTGGAAGAATACTACAGTTTGGATGTAGTTCTGGTGCTTCAGCTGGCGGTGGTGGTCTAGGTATTGCAGGAACTCAAGCAGGATTTGCTGTTTGGGGTGGTGCAACTCAAACATCAGGAGGAAGTGCAGCTGGTGTATCAGGAGAGTGTGGAATAATTACATACGATGGAACGATATCATGTAGAGTTACTAATCAGTGTAGTATAGGTCCTGCATTTTGTCGTTCATCTTTAGGTACTAATAATTATGTAAAACTTGCTGCAAACTATGCACCTAGCATAGTTCCAGAAGCAGAGCAAGTTCCTTTTGATTCTCAGGCAGACAATCCAGTATATCCTGCGTTAAATAATGTTGTAGCTGATATTCAAGAAACTGGCAACGACTGTACACATAAACATTTCGTTCCTTTTAATCAAGACCCACATAATTTTCAAATAAAAACAAATCCAACATTTATTCCTGCTGGTGATATTACTTCTACCATAGAAATTAATGTAAATGAAGAAAATAAGGCAGATGGTTACATACAACCATTTCTAGTTCAAGAATTTTTAATTAAGTATTAAGATGGCAACATACAGGAATTCATTCTCAAATTATTTTTCTGACAAGACTGGTAACCATGCTCCTGTTGGATCAATTCTTCCTGTTTTTGCAGATGTCAACCTTGGGTCATATGACCCAGAGTACACATATCCACAGCACTTATATTGTGATGGTAAGTCATTAAATATTCGTGACTATCCAGAGTTATATTCTATTATAGGAACTCAATATGGTGGATCAGTGTCAGTAAATAAAACTGCTCATACTCAACCAGGTGGTTTGAGAAGATCATTCGTTTACAATAACAAAGTATTTTTTCAATTTTATTATGATCCTACAAACGATAAGGTAAATGTAAAAAGACCATATCCAGACAATACTCTACTCAGATTTCTTCAAGAATCAGGATCACTTGGATCATTTCCAAGTAATGAAGCATTTAATACAACAACATTTTATAGACTTAGAACACCAGAAGGAGCATACCAAACTTTTCTTGATGGTGATGTAGATGAAGGTATTGATTTAACAGAACTTAATTGGATAAATTCACAGGCACAAACAAATGAGTTTGCATATTTTATCCTACTCCCAGACACTGTGGATATGTCAACATATAACGCAGCAGATTATACATGGGACTTCACCCAAGTAATACTTCCACCAACACATCCTAAAATAGGTTTACAAAAAAGTTTTCAGTTAAAAGATTATCCATATAATATTGGAACATTTAACTTACCAGACTACAGACAGAGAAAAATACTTGGATTTGGTACTGTCAACGGAGCAGGAACAGCAACACCAGAAAATGCAGTCAACAACTTTGTTGGACAGACTGGTGGACAGTGGTATATTGCTAGAAATACAGTGATTGATAGCGGAGAGTTCTTTACTCTTGGTGATATAAAAACTACAGGATATAATACAATTACAGCAGACGTCCCTGCATATGCTATTGGTAGTGTTGATTATCAGGTAGGACCTATACAAGATTACATATTTCCATTTCCTCCAGAACATACACATAGAATGTTAACTGTAGAGGTTGATCAGACAAAACAAGCAGAATTGGGTGCAGCAGAGGTTGATAAGTATGCTGTAGCATATCTTGATAGTAGAGCAAATGTCAATTTATTTGAACCAGCTGGCGTTGGTGGACAGGCACTAGGTCACTCTCATGGTTTAATTGGTGAAGCATTACAGAACTCACTTACAGCAACATATGGTAATAGTGAAGGTATTGGTGATAGAGTTTCATTTGATTCAAACGATCCTAACTACGAGCAATATTTAATATCAGAATCACCAACTGTAGTTGTGACTTCAATGACATATGATATACCCACTCAATTAATTACTGTTAATACAGACGGTGCACATGGATTTTCAGTTGGTGATGTAGTCACTGTAAGTGGTGCATTACCATCAGCATATAGTGGTAATTTTACCATAGGATCTGATTCTTTCTCCAACATTGCGTTTACTGCAAGTCCTAGAGACGGTGAAACACCAGCATCATCCCCTGCTACAGGAAATATAACAGTAAAACTAGCAAATGGTTATTTTGTAGAGCAAGAATCTACTGCAAATCCAAAAGCATATGTTATTGATAATAATACATTAGTAGGTGGAAAACAATCAGAATTTGAAATACCTGGTAATGCTATCATAGTTAAAGACTTACAATATGTTGCACCAACTAGTGTAAACGTAGATGCACCACCAGCAGCAGACAATGTTGTTTTTGTTGAGATTAACTTAAATGCACCTGGCGGTGGTGGTGCTGACCAAGATACTGATGGACAAGATGGACAAGACTGTTCATGTTCATTTTTTGTTGATGGTACCTTTTATACTATAACTGCTGAAGGTGGTAAAGGAGGAAAATCTGGAAATAGTGGTGGTGCAGCTGGACAAGGTGGCAGTGTAGTAGTTCCTACTGCATTATTAAATGATAGTAGATTCACAATTAGCACTACTGATGGTGATGATGGAAATGCTGGTGGTATGACTGGAAATGGTCAAAATGATGTATATGGTGGTGGTGTTAATCAAGTAGAGGGTATAAATCCTGGATCAACAGCAACTGGTGGTACTGGAACATCTATTGCAAAAGAACAAGTTAATAGCGGAATATTTGAGCAACAATGGGAAACTAATGGATCATGGTCAGTTCCTGCACAAGCAGATAATGAAATCACTAGAACCATAGAACTTACAATATCTGGTGGTGGCGGTGGATCAGGTAATGGAAATGCTAACTCTAATTGTGTAGGACAATGGCCAGGTTGGCCTTATACTTACAGTGGTAAGTTTCATCCAACTGAAGGACCAGATGAAGATCATTGTGGTGGATATGCTGGTAGAGGTCAAAGAATATTTGGAAATACATCATTTACCTCTGGAACTATTAGTTGGCAGATTGGAAGTGGTGGTAATCCTGGTAAAAATGATAGATCAGGAAGTAATTCTACAGGATCAACTGGAAACAACCCACTAACTGGACAACCATGGGGTCCTCCATTTGCTGGTGGTGTTGGTACTGGAACAGAAGATGCTGATCCACATGGTGATGATCCAAGTAACCCCTTTGGAAGTCATTTCCAAGCAGGAGGAGGAAACATAGGTGTATCTGGTGCGGGTGGTACAATATCTGGACAAGGTGCTCGTGGTGCATGGGGTAATGGTGGTACTGCTGGTTCTGGTGGTGGTGTTACTGGTGTATACTACAATGGAGTCTTACTCGCTGGTGCTGGCGGTGGAGGCGGTGGCGGTGGATCAGGTGGTGGTTACAACGGTGGTGGAACTACCGACCCCTGTTATAAAGGTGGTGATGCTACAGGACCTAATCAAGGACTCGTAACATCAACAAGTGCTCTTGACTTTGCTAGTGGTGTCAGTGGAACTTCTGCGGGATGTTCTGCTGGTGGAGGTGGAGGTGGAGGATCAGGTTGTGGAGTAGTTGGTGCTGCTGGAACTGGTGGTACTGGTGGACAAGCGGGTATCGGACATAATGGTAATGGTGGAGGAAAAGGTGGTTCTGCTGGTGTCTCTGCAGTTAGAACTGATATTTGGGGTTCTGGTGGTTATAGTTTAGATGGTCTCGGTGCCGATCCATGTAGACCTGGTTATGTAAGAATAAAATATTCTAATATTACAGAATATTATGATCCTGTTGGTGGTGCTGGTGGACAAGGTGGTAGAGTCAACATTCAAATTCAAAACATCAGTCCTTCAGCAGTCATGAGTTTAGGTAACCAAGGACAAGGTGGTGGATCTGGTACTAATGGTGGTGATGGATATATGTCAATAACATATGCTGGACAAGAAGAAGGAACAACAGTGCCAGGTACAATCACCAGTCCAGCAGGAAGAGTTTATGAATGTGACTCAGCGGGTAATCCTACTGGTGGTTCATCGGCAGCAAATGTATGGCAATCATCAACAGATGATAATATGAAACCAAGAGATTTTGGAACAGGAACTGGAAGCACTGCTGGTTTTGGTGGTAATGGTATACCACAAAATGGTGGAGGTCAAATTACGAGATATCTACCATTTACAGGTGCTGCTGCTGATGCGTTAGGAAAGAGACAGTACGAAGTAGGACCGTTTGATTTGACAAATGTAAATAATATAAGATTTACTATAATCAGAGGTAGTAATCAAAATGGTGGAGAAGAACCTTCACAGCAATTAGATGTTTACTATAGAAAGGGAGGATCAAATAACTCAACATTATTTGAGTCAATATCACTTCCAGCATCAGATACAGCAGTTGGTTGGCAAGCAAAAGATTTTGTGATAGGAGACACAGCTCAAATAAAAGACGCTGTTATATACCTTACATTTGAACAAAATAGAACAGGTGAATATCAAACCTCATCATCAATTGATGACAACTATGGATTGGCAGCAATAACATTATTCTATGCTCCAACATTTTCAACCACATTTATTTCTACTGGTGGTGCAACACTACAAGGTAACTTAAATGCAGCAGGGGAACCAGTAAATTCTAACACTGGTATTGATCAAGTTAGAAGAACAGTAACAGCTTTAGATGCATCACTGCAAATTAATGATGGTACATTTACAATGTCATCATCTACACCCATAACCACGACTGCAACCGTGACTGCAGAGAATGACATTCCTCTCATCACTAAATACCATAGGGTAAAGTATTTAATTAAGGCACTATAAATGACGACCACAGCATCACCATCACAAACATCTTTATATTTGAATGCCTTTGATAAAAACATTCAAGTTGATGGTATTATTAAAACTATTGACGATGGTTTTTGGACTAAAGAAATAGTTCCAATATTATATCCTTTATGGGATTCAGATAAAGATAAGTTAGAAGTGTTTGTCAAATATAAAGATGGCACTGCTAAAATGAATAAAACAAAGTACCAGAGAAATCAAAAGACTGGTACATATAAATGGATTTCATATCAATTTGATCTAGATCCATTCATGCCAGATGATGTTGATCAACTTTATACTAAATTAAAAGAGAAATTTACAGAGTATAGAGTAGGACAAGAGAATGATTTAGAAAAAGCATTGGCAGCAAGATATGCAAAGGATAATATCCTTAATTGGGCAAAACTTAGATTAATTAGAAACTTCCTATTATTAGACAGTGATTGGTCACAACTTGGTGATGCTCCTCTTACTGACGCAGAAAAAGCAAAGTGGGTAACATATAGACAGAAATTAAGAGATGTACCTACAGATAATTCTGAAGCTGCAGAACCAGCAACTGTAGTATTTCCAGTAACACCATTCAAACATGCTGAAATGGATGATGGTAAGGACTACCTATCTGATACCATTGAGCATTTCTATACAATGAATCAAACTGTTTACAGTAGATTTTCCAGTAGATTGGTTAATTATCTTACTCTCACAGTAGGAACTACAGCAATAGACAAGATGCCACTATCTAGATTGACTAACGTAGGAGTTAAAGCACAACCAACAACAGGTGATAGTTCACTTGATGCTTTACTTAAATTTATTGAAGAGGGTGAAGAGTAATGTTAGTATCATTGAATCCAAAAACAACAGATATGTTAATTGCTGATTATGCAAAGTTATCTAATCAGTGTATGATAATCATTGACAACAGTAAATATCATACACTGGCAGCAGATAAGAAAGCAACTGTATTCGCATATTATGAAGGTGTGATGCCAGAGGCAGAGATTGATAGAATATTTGAGTTAGAGCATGTATATTACTATTTTAAATCAGAACAGCAAGCAGTAGACAACTGTTATGATTGGTTCCCACAACCACAGAATTTACCAGACGCAGATCATCATATAAAAGCATATGTCATAAGACCTAACGGTACAATACCATACGAGAACGCAGACCCAACACCGCCAGGTTGACAATCAAGTAATATATGATAGAATAACAGCAGTTGAATAATAACATGCTGGAATTTTGTTATGAGCTTCCTTATGAAGACATGGATTTTACAGATCCAGAAACTCACAAACTTTATCGTATTGGTAGGGGAGAACAAGGAGTTTTACTGGTACGCCCTTATACAAACGACATTTGTGCTCACTGGAAATTCAGAACCCCTGAGATAGCAGTAAAATCTGCTAACAAGATATTTGCCATGTATCTAGATTATAGAGACGAGGAAGATTTTGTCGGTATGGATATGTGTCGTAAGTTTCTTGAAATGGGATTTACCAGATCAAGACGCTATGCCAACCATCGCACAGGCAAGAAATATGACGATGAAGGCAATGTAAGACCCCAAGAACCAGATCATGCTACTTGTGATTTTGCTAAGTCTGCACAAATATTTAAGAAAGTTAGAGATATTGTTGCCAAAAATGACACATATGTTAGAATGAGAAAACAATGGAGAAAAGAAATTGAACGTACCTCAGCAGCACGAGTTAATTCACTTGCAATTTCAAGCAATGTTAAGAGAGCACAATATTCCAGATCTAAAGTATCTAGGACAGCGTGAGTACACAGAGAAGTACGAATCTCATCCTGAGTTTCATGGACAGATGATGCACTGGTATAGATTGGAAAACCAAGGTGACCCAATAGAGATACCAGTTTGTGATTTTATACAAGTTGATGGAGTTGAAGAAGATGACTAAAAAGAGAACACAAAACAAAGAGAACTATTACTATGTCTTTTGGATAGTGGCAATGGTAGCATTTATAGTACCACAGGTGTTTACAGCATATGGTATTATGAAGATAACAGACTACCTTGACACCAAGGCAGATAAAGTTCTCATTCTAGGTAGAGATGCCGAGTTTTAATTTTGATGCTCCATTTATATTTTGGACTAAGGTCAATAATCACAAACAGATTAAAGATACCTTAGTACCTATCGTAAAGATGATATCAGACAATGACAATGCTACAGTTACAGTAGATGGGTCAACTACAACATACTATCATCAAAAATATAGTTACTTTACAAATGACATGCTAGAGGATATAATATGGAAACCTCTAGAACAAATGCATGAAGAAAAGAATATCTCTAAACCACAGGGATATAATTTAGATGCACTATGGTGGAACAATTATACATCTGGTGGAAGAACTAAAGTTCATAAACACGAGAGAGCAGATTGGTCTGGCATATATCTATTGCATTTGGAAGAACCAAACACAACTACATTCTATTCGCAGTATGGTGA